AAATATTGCCATTTGTTCCTGGGGCTACAAACTGAACAGCAGATGTACCATTACCAAGAACCACGTTGTTAAGCGTTAAGCTAGTCTGCCCTGTACCACCATAAGCTGCACCTATAGCAGTTCCGTTCCATGTGCCGGAAGCCACTGTACCTAGTGGAGATACGTTACCAGCAATATCAAGATTGACTGACTTTTCAGATGGGTAGGTTACGAACGCAGTCTTTGTGCCAGACCCGAAGTTAACTAGTGAACCGCCATTAGAAGATGCAAGAACCGTGTCACGGCTTAAAGTAGTACCAGATGATGTGTACGTACCAATACCAACTTCCCAGTTTGAACCGCCCTGGTCAGCAATTGTGTAAAAGGTAGAGTTGCCGTTACCAATAACAGCAAACGTTTGGAAACCAAGTACCGCACCAGCAAGGGTTACCGAACCCGTGCCAGTGGTAAGTGTCGTTTCTTGTACGCGATCCGCTAGTACTAGTGCCATGTCAGGCTCCTATTAACCAGCAGCTGATAATGTATAAGTTACGTTAATTGTATCGCCAGAGGTTACAGTCTTTGAACCAGCCGTAAATTGACCGATGCTGAACAATGTGCCTGTGGTGTTATCAATCGCTGTAGAGCCACCAACGTTAATGAACGCACCGTAAACAGTACCTGAACCAGTCATTGAGAAAGTTACAGATGCACTTGTTGACAATACTGATGGGTTAGCTGTAGTCGCTGCTGAGAACGATGGAGTCTTACGTGTACCAGAGTATGTAGGGGCGTTAGCACCACCTACTTCATACCAGCCAGCGTGGCTTGCTTGGGTGTCAGCGTAAGCTGGGGTAAACGTTGAAGATGCGTTAGCACCGCCTAGACCCATAACGATAGCGCCACCACCTGTGTTGGCAAAGTATGAGTCCATCAAATTCTTACGACCAACGTTAGTTGTTAGGTTCTCAATAACGTCTGACCATTTCTCGTTACCATCTGAGTCATAGCAAGTTGCTAAGTAAACGCCTTGCAAACCAACGGATTCTTCTGAACCGCCACCGTAAGAAGCAGTCGCTGCGCAACTATCTCCAAATTTTGCTTTATCTATATTGCTCATAAATGCTCCTTAACTAATTCGAATGACAGCAGTATCTGCCGTTGCTGCTGGGAATGTTACAGTAAAAGTCTGATTATTAACAGTTTTATCAGACCCAAAATTTAATACCGCAACTGCTGCACTTGTAGTGCTATTGTAGATTAACGCACCCCTAACAGTAAAGCTAGAAGATGGCCATGTAACATTAGCAAAGTTGATAAACGCAGTAGTGTTGCCGCTGGTCGGAACGGTTGGAACCAAGGTTGAACCGCCCGCTGTATAGCCAGTGCCAGCTGCTTCGTTTTGAGTTGTATACACCGTGGTGTTAGCGTCAAGGTCAGCGTTGGCATTGTACAAAGCAATCTTGTAGGTATAAGGAGAACCCGTGTTGAAGTTCTCCAAACCCTTTAATAAATTGACCTTAAATACGGTGCATTGTGTTTGAACTATCATAGAGCGTTGTATTTAAGTTTAGTTTGGCCTTCACGGTACGCGTCACCACGCTCCATGCCATCACCAAGACGTTTAGCTTGACCCAAGGCTTCTTGGTACTTAGCTTCAATATTAGCAATCATGTCAGCCTCACCACGCATGTAGATGTAGGCTTCACGCAACGCACCATACAACAACACAGGGTCGTAGTTGTCACCCAACCAGCTTGTGCCAGCAGTAACAATTGACTCTGGGTAGAAGAAGTAATGAAGCTCAACCGTTAAGTTAGCGTTTGGAGTTGGCCCTAGGATGAACGAAAGTTCTGTTCCTAAAGTGTATTGCGGTCCAAACAAAGCGTAGTACTTAGGTGTACCAGTATCTGTTGGGGTTGGATAGGCTGCACGGATGAAGTTAACGTCCTTATTTAAAAGGTATTCGTAACTGCCATCTGCCTGAATGACCGCCATAGAGTAAACAGCCAAGAAGTCATTTGGGCAAGATAGGTACTTATTACTTGCAGTCAGTGTGCCTGTCACGTTTTTACGTAATGCAGGGAACTGAACCGTGTTGTAAATACGCTCTTCAGCTTGCTCAACAAACGTAGCTATCTGCTGGGCAGACGTCAAATTACCAGCCGAAGCTGGGAAGTCGTTTTCAGCGTACGCTTGTATTCTAGCGGCTAACTCTGTGTAATTCATTAGGCCATTGGTCCACGTGCTTTAGTGCCTTTAGTAGCTGCACCAGTACCGCGAATCTTCATTTCGCCATGTTTATTAATAACGTCATTGGTTTTCTTGGTATAACCACCAACAGACATATTAACTTGGTCAACACCATTACCTGGTTTAGTAACCACGTCTTTTAGGTTTTTCATCTTCTTACCATCCATAGTATGTGGCTCAGCATATACAGAAGCTGGGCCTACTTCTTTCCCGCCTTTTTTCATGCTGTAAGCCATGATTAGCCTTTCTTCTGAGCAGCGATCTTAGCTAGACCACGACCCATTTTTTTCATGTCAGCGTTGGTTTTGCCACCCTTGCTACCTGAATGTTTAGGACCTTTTTCGATACCTACTGATGGACCTGAATCGCCAAGATTGCGACCTTTAGTCTTACCTTTTTTAGTGATACCGTCTGCGCCTGACTTATAACCCATGATTTACTCCTAAGAAATATTAATTGTAACTGTACCAACTTGTCCCACCGCAATCAAGTTATTTGGTGTTAAAGCTGTATCAAAATAACTCGCCCCACCTACTGGCGCCCATCCCCACTGAATGATTCTACTACCACCACCTGCATCGCCGTTTACGGTTAACCCAGATACTTCATAGCTGGGGCTATCTGGTCTAGGGTTTCTAACCGCTTGCGGGTCATCCACTGGATACATACCCAATAGCAACTGCGGCTGGTCAGGTTCCCAACACTCTGGGCAAACCAAGATGTTAATGTTCTTGGTTTTAATAATTAACCGTTTCAGTTCTTTCAGCTTGTAGCGGAAGTTACATCTATCGCACTGGGCAATAGCGTACTTACCAGAAGCAAAACGATTAGGCATAGAAGATTGTCCTTGGAACGAATCTTATCGGCGCTTTTTCACGGTCTTCTTCTGATGCTAGCTGGAACTGCTGCTCATAATCGGCTTTTAACATGGCAATACGGTCTGGAGCCACTTCAGGCTTCTTCATAGCGATGTAGTAAGCTAAGCCAGCAACCATGCACGGTACAAATCTAAATGGAATGTCCTGCTCAGTAACACCACTACCAGCATCCTGCATACGGCGTAAGCGGTAGTACACAAACACATAACCGCCACCAGCATTAGGAGTAGGCCATACGTTGATTGACGGTAGGTTTTGAGCGTATACAGACGCCCCAGTCAAATGAGAAGCTGCCGTAGTATTTGCTTGACCGCGAGAGCAGTTTAAAAGCTGGTTACCGCTGATGTTTGAGTAAACAATCGTTTCGTTATCAACCTTGATAAAGCCTGACGTAGCCAAACCAATTGTTGAAGTTAGTGTGATTGTTGTATCTGTAGCAGTAATAGCACCGTTTAAAGTCGTCGATGCTATAGCGTTTGTTTGACCAGATTGGCGGTTAATCCACACCTGAATAGGGCGACCTTGGGTCAACTTATTAGGAATGGTCATGTATGTAGGTTCAGAAATACGACTGATGTTGATGTCAATCTGGTTCTGTGTACCACTGTTCTGACGAATGGTTTGGTCCAAAAGGTCAATCGTATCGTTAGGCAAAGCGTACGTAGCCTGCCCAGTATTCATAACGATTTGCCCCTGCTCAACTGTCCATAGGTTGATGCCACGATTTGCCCACTCTACAGTCAGCAAGTTCAATGAACGTCTAGCTGTACGGAAGTCGTAACCAGTACGTAATTCAAGGCCGCAACGCTCAAACGCCTCTTCGATTAAATCGTTGAGGTCTAAATTAAAAGCTGTTGTGCTAGATGTTGTCATTTGACTTTCCTATACGGTTTTACTTTAGCTTTAATG